AACGGTGCCTACCTGGCGGCGATTGGCCGTCTCTCGAACGACGAAGTGGCCCCCAGCACTCCCGCCGGTTACGGCGTGACCCAAGTGTTGCAGTGCCCGGCCTACGGAACCTAAGCGAGTAGCGGGGTGCGGGGGCGAAGTCAAATCGCCCCACACTCCGCACTCGACACCCGGCCGTTTACCCCAAGAGGTGTCGTATGGCAGTGACGCAGTTGGTGGACGTGGAACTCATCAAGCCGGTCAACTTCCGCAAGATCGGCACGCGGATGTCCGTGCTTCCCGGGATTGCGGAGACCTGGGTTGCCCAGAAGAAGGCCCGGCTCGTTCCCCACCCCGATGTTCCCCGCGCCGCGGAGAAGATGGTGCCGCAAGGGCGCAGGGAACGGATGACGCGCAAGGGGTAAGCGGCCGTGGGATACACCCGCACCAAGGAACAGCTTACGGTGGCCCCGGCGATCGAGCCGGTCAGCGTGGGCGAGGCGGCCTACGCCTGCCGTATCTTCGGCCACGACGAGGATGCCTGGCTCGCAACCGAGATCACTTCGGCCCGCAAACGGCTGGAGAAGCTGTGCTGGTCCAGCTTCATAACACAGACATGGGATTTCTGGTGGGATCGCTTCTGGTGGAAGATGTTCATCCCCTATGGACCGATCTACCCCCGCAACTCGGTCTCCGCGGTGAGTGTGTTCGAGTACCGCATTAGCGTCGGCCCTTGGCCTTGGACGCCAGTGCCTTCCACGATCTGGGAGTTGTCCGAGGAGCGAGAACTGCCATTCGCGCGGTTGCAATACCTGCAAACGTGGCCGATCACGCGGGGTTACCGCGATGACATTCACATACAGGTGCAGTTGGGCTACGGCCCGAACCCCAGCGACGTGCCCGAACCGATCCGCGAAATGATCCTGCTGATGGTCGCCAACCGGTACATGAACCGCGGCGACGTCGCCGGCGACCTGCCCATCCCCGAGCGGGCGTGGAACCTTGTCACGGACTACCGCTTCAAGGAGTTTTAGAGCCGGACCAGCATGCCCGCGAAAGTAAATCTCGGCAATCTCCGACGCAAGGTCACGATTCAGCGCATCGACGATTCCCCCACGTCGGACGGCGGCACGAGCAACACGCCCAACACTCTGATTGTCGGCTACGCCTCGATCGAGCCGCTGTCGGCGCGAGAGTTTTGGCTGCTCAAGGCGCAGCAGGAAATTGCCACGCACCGGATTCGAATGCTTTGGACGCCGGGCATCACGGCAAAGATGCGGATCACCTACTACGATCCGGCCGTGAAGAAGGAGCGGAAGTTCAACGTCACGGCGGTGATCGACCCCGGCGAGCTGCATCGGGAGCTGGAACTGACGGCTTTGGAGGTGGTGGAGTGAGCGATCCGTATCAAGTCCTGCTGGCGATGCCCGGCGGGCCGCCTTCGTGGGGAGCGGCGTGCGGGATGTTCCGCGCCTCCGCCAAGCATCGCATCAACGTGACGAATTGTGCGCAGGGGTGGGACAACTTCAACATTCCCTGGTCGATGGCGATGAACCTGGCGGCCGAAGGCAAGGTGACCCACTTCGCCATGCTGCACACCGACATCGCGCCGGAGCAGCGGTGGCTGGACAAATTGACGGACGAGTTGGACCAGCGGGACGCGGATATGGTGTCGGCCATCGTGCCGATCAAGGACAGTCGCGGCCTGACCAGTTGCGGCATCGGCAACCCCGAGGACAACTGGCACCCCTTGCGGCGGTTCACCATGACCGAAGTGCTGGCGATGCCGGAGACGTGGGACGCCGCGGCGGCCGGTTATCCCGCATTTCCGCTGCTGCTGAACTCGGGATGTTTCGTACTCGACCTGCGGAAGCCGCTGTTCCAGGCGACCAACGACGACGGATCGCTCAAGTGCTGCTTCGCTTTCCCGCGGCGGATCGTGCCGACCGAAAACGGCTGGGCCGTGGAGTGCGAGAGCGAGGATTGGTACTTCTCGCGGATGCTCTTTGAGCTTGGCGCCAAGGTCTACAACACGCGGAAGGTGCAACTGGTCCACAAAGGGACCCAGGATTTCACCAACGCCGAGGCGTGGGGAGCGATGTCCGTGGATGAAGACACCGCGAAGTGGTGGAAGCCCAAACAACTGGTGGAAGCGTGAACATTGTCGCCAGCATCGCCTCGGTATTGCAATCCTTTCCGGCTGTCGTGGCGTTGGTCGGCGGGCCGGCTGCGCCGCGAATTTGGAACGGCAAGGTGGGCGCCGAGGTGTATCCGGCGATCTTGTTCGACGTGGACACGGCGGATCAAGAGAACGATTTGGACGGGTTGAGCGGATTGGTCTTCGCGGACGTGGCGGTTACCTGCCGCGGAAACACCAGTGCGGAACGGGAGGCCCTCGCAGAGGCCGTGCGGACCAATGGAACGGCCCCCGGCACCGGCCTGGCCGGTTACAGCGGCGCCTTTGATGCGTGGCTGGACGCGCGGGTCGATGTGGCCACACCCCGGCAAGACGGTTCCGGGCTGGTGTGGTACGACCGCGTTTTGCACTTCACGGTCTCTTGGTCGGAGCCGGTGTAGTGGGCTGCATGGTGGACGACAAGAAGATGGTGGCCGCTTTCTACAAGCTCCGCAAGGACGCGGCGAAGATCGCCCGCAAAGGCGTCAACGCGGGCCTGACGCCAATGGCGCAAGCGGTGCGAGCGGCCGTCAGCGCCGCCCCGCTCAGCGATGAACTGAAAGCCGCGGCGCGGAAGTCGGTCGGCAAGCGAATGGTTAAGGGAACCGATCCGCCGGAAGGCAAAATCGGTTTCGGCGTCGGCAAGCAAACCGCGCGCAAGAAGGAACAAATCCACACGCGAACCCAGCGCGGGCCGGGCGGATCGGGAGAAAAGCGGGGCGTCGGTGTTTCTGCAAACAACATCCATTGGTTCGTGCTGGGAACGCAAGACCGAACCACGACCGCCGGCCACCCGACTGGGAAGATCGCAGGATTGCTCTCCGGCATCGTGCAATCCGCGACCAGCGGCAATGCAGACGCGGTGATGGCGGCGGCGCGCGCCAATGTTGATACCGCGTTGAGACAGTGGGCCAGTCAGAACCGGACATAACTTTCTATTCTCCAAGGAGAATCAAGCATGGCAGTCATTCGCAGTAAGGGATCGAGCCTGGCCATCGGCACGTCAAATACCTACGTGGCCGTGGCGCAGATCATTTCGTTGGATGGGCCGGATATGAGCAGTGAGACGTTCGAGGCGGACACCTTGGACAACAACTCCGCGGGTATCCCGTACAAGCCCACCGGCCGCACCGAAGGCGGAAAGGTGTCGGGGGAGCTCTTCTTCGACCCCGCCTTGCATAGCGGCCTGTTGGCGATTTTGACCAGCCCGACGAACTCGCTCGCCTGCCAGATTGCGTTTGGTGCGACGAACAACGGCAACGCGGCTTGGACCTTCGCCGGCGCGGGATTCGATTTCTCTCCCGCCGTGGCGCTCAAAGAGGGCGTTAAGGCGAAGTTCGCCGTCAAGCTCGACGGCATCCCCACGTTCTAACGAACAAGAGCGGTTATGAAAGCGCGGATGGTGTTGGAGTGCCGCAAGGTGGGCGGCGGCGTGCGCCCAGCCGGGGAAATCGTGGACGACCCCGACGCCTATCGTTTGGTGCAGTATGGGGTCGCGGTTCCCGAAGACGCGGAGTGCGCCATCGCGGCCGGCATGACCCTGGATGAGCAAAAGGCGGCCCAACTAGCGGCGATCAAGACTTCGCGGGGCATCGCCCCGGAAGACTACGCCGACTTCGACGCCGGCAAGATGATCGGTTACGACGCCCGCGGCGCGGTCGTCCCGGGACCGAATGCGGAAGTGGAAAGTAGTGTCCTTTGGCTCCCGGGTGAGGGAGATTGCGATGAGTAACGAAAACGGTTTTGCGAGTTTGGACGATCTGTTCGCCGCGCCGCCGAGGCGACGGTTCACAACGGTTGTGCTGCCGATCAGCGGGCACAAACTACGGATTCGGAGTTTGACGGAGCGCGAGTTGTCGGCGTATCAGACGACGACGGTGGCGGCCAGCGGCGGTCCACGTCGGGAGCGCCTCAATGACGCGGCCCGCCGGATGATCGTGCTGTGCGTGGTGGATACCGACGGCAATCGTTTGATGACCGACCAGCACATTGCCAAGTTGGCGGACTGGGACGCGGCCGACACCAACCACCTGTACCAGGAGTGCGCGAAGCACGTTGGCGTCTCGCAGGTCGATGTTGAAGACCTCGTAAAAAACTCCGAAGCGATCACCGTCGCAAGCTCGTAATGCGCGAGTTGGCGAAGGGTGGTCGCCTGGAACTCACCGCGATCTTGGATCGGCTGACGCCCGCCGACGTGGACCAGTGGGTGGCGTTGCGGGAGATCGAGCCCGATCCGATGCGACGCATCGCGGACATCCTCACTCGCGGCTTTGCCCTGCTGGCGCAGTGCTGGGGTTGGAAGGGCAACCCCGATCTGCTCGACCCGGAGAAGGACGAAGAGGGGAAAGACCCTGCGCATGAAGCGCCGCTTTTATCCCCAACCCAAGCAGCGGCGGCGTGGTCGGTAATCGCCGCTTCGTTGCCAGGAAAGATGACTCATGGCTAGTGCGGTCGGCGATCTTGTTGCCACGTTGTCGATGAATTCGGCGCCGTTCCAGTCTGCGCTTACATCGGCGCAGCAGCACATCGTCAAGTTCTCTGCGGAGACGAGCAGCGGATTCGCCCAGGCCGACAAGGCAGCCGCGGATACCGAGAAGAAGGTTTCCGCCTTGGGCAAGGCGATGAAGGTTGCGTTTGCCCCGCTGGCGCCTCTGTTGGTTCCCTTCCAGTTGCTTGCCAGTCCGATGCAAACCCTGGCCGGGGCGGTCAATTCGGTACTGTCGCCGCTGAATCGGATGTTCGACACCCTCAAGGAGACGGCGGGACAGATCGTCGATCTCATCAACCCGGTCAACTGGCTGGCCAAAGCCTTCAACGCCTTGGCGTATCCCATTCAATGGGCCGCGCGTGGCCTGGAGGGCATTCTTGACGCGAAGCCGGCCATCGACGCCTTCACGGCCTTTGAGAATGCTTCCGTGCGCCTGCAAGGCGCGCTGGCAGGCGTGGGGAAGAACGCCGGCGTTACGTACCGGGAACTTGAGAAACTTGCCGGAGGCAAGGCCAGCAAAATGGAAGCCATGATGCCGCTGGTGATGAGCGGCCTCAAGGACAACGAACTGCTGGACACGATCAAAGTCGTTCAAGACCTCGCGAAGGCCACCGGCGGCGACTTGACGGCAGCCAGCCGGGCCGCGGCACGGGCCATGCAAGACCCGATCAAGGGTATGCGAGCGTTGCGGGAGGTTGGCGTGTTCTTCACGGCCTCCGAAGAGGCCCAGATCAAAGCGATGATGGCCAGCGGACAGACCTCGCAGGCCCACGCGATGATTCTGGAAAAGCTACGGGCTGCGGCCGGCGACACCGCGGCGATGATGAGCGGCACCCTTAGTGGGGCCATGCGCAAGTACCAGGGCACGTTGGAGGAGATTTCCGTCATTGTCGGGCAGGCGCTGAAGCCCGTGATGCTGGAGGTGATCGGCCTGTTCCAAGACCTGGCGAATTGGGTGCTCTCCCACAAGTCCGACATCATCAGCTTTGGGCAGTCCGCAGCCAACTCATTCCATAACGTCATCGCGCCGTTGCGGGAGTTCATTGACACCCTGAAATCCGGGGACTTGAAGTCCGCGTGGATCGAAATCGAACTCGCGCTTTCGCGGGTGCTTGATCGGATCGTGGACATCAAGAACTATGCGGCCAACATGTTCTCCAACATGGGGCCGGGTCTGGGGAAAGTGTGGGACATTTTCAAGACTTCGATGGAGGGCTTCTTCGCCTACTTCACCGCGAAGCTGTCGGCCGCCATCGCGACGGGCGTTGCCGCGGCGATGCCCGATGTTTGGGGCATGGGTAGTGTCAAGCAAAGGATGATGGATCACGCGCAGCAACTGAGTGACGCCGCGGACATGGCGGGCTCGCTTGCCGCTAGCGGGCTCAAGGGCATGGGCGAACCGCTCAAGGATGCGTTCAAGGCGGCGATAGCGACCCCGATCCCCCACGCCGAGTCGGACCGAACCAAGGGCTTGGAAAAGGCCCTGGATCAATCGAAGGCGGCATTCGCGGCGGCTGCCAAGGCCGATGCGGCGGGCAAGTATCACAACGACCCGAACAAGGACTTGGACACGGCCGCCCGCGCTGCGGCGGAACACGCCAAGAAGGAAGAGCCCGTCTCGCCCACGGTCAAGACCGCCAACGCTGAAGAGAAAGGCAGCGTTGCGGCCTGGAAGACCATCACGGACGCCATGTACGGCCGGAACGACAAGGAAGATCAGAAAATCAGCCTGCTCACGCAGATCGCGAAAAACACCGGTAAGGGCGTAGGGAATGTTGCGTCCGACGCTCTGGATGACGCCGACTACGTGGATTCTCTCATAGGGTCGTAGCGTGAGCGTCATTGCCGCCAATGAAATCCATCGCGGACGACAGGGCGAAGGAACCGTGAACCGGCTCCAATCGATCCGCAAGTGGCAGCGCGTGTGGATCGTGCGCACCAACGACCAAACGGACGGCGGCGATACCGTCACGGCCGCGATCCCCATCGTCTACGGCGACCCGCACCCGAACGATCCGTATGCCTGGTGCAACTCCGTCAACGCCAAGTGCCGCGACGACTCGAAGCTGGCCTGGATCGTGACCTATGGCTACACCACGGAGCGTGAGTACCAG